AAGCCTTCCGTATCCATTTGTTTAAGTGTACGACCACTTGTATCTATTTGTATTCGATTAGATGGTAACGGAACGAATAGGTTGCGTATATCAAACGAACGCTTAGGGCAATAGCCAAAAGCATTTGAGTAAAGTGCATCATTAACAGATAGTGAGTAAACGACATCCGACCAGCTTTGTACTGGGTTTGGTTGCTTAACCATATCAAGGAACCAATGTGATTCGATTACGTTTCCATCAGCATCCAAAAGTACCGGAACGTTAGACGACATCATTGATGCGCGTTTATCGATCACCGCCCTTAATTCGGGAATCTCCAAGAAGTGTTGCCACGCGTTATTAGTGTCTATCCACACCGCATTTTTAACACCCCACAATTGATTAACAACGGGAAGTAATCTGTCCCATTGATTGATATATCTGTTTTGTTTATTCGGATCAACCCCGAAAAACGATTCCCAAAAATTTAATTCCATCTATTCATTTGATTAGATTTTAAACAAAATTACGATAAATTTTTAAACATCGATTGAATAAATAAAGTGAGTCCCGCTAAACAGTCGGGTGCATCGTCGTGTTTGTTCTTTCCTTCCTTGCTAAATGTGAGCATATTTTGAATAAAAGATTCACATTGTTGGTCTCCATTCCTTACGAATTGAAGCCTATTTGTTATGAACGCGCTTTGCATTATTATTCTAGTCATCTTATTGGTAGTGTTGGCTACTTGCAAGATGCGTGTTTTGGTTAATGTCTGAAGGTGACGAGCGAACATTGCACCCATATTATTTGATTCAACCCTACAATAGGCAACGTTCCACTTGTTTAGGATCGCGGCGCATTGCGGAATTGTTAGGTCAGTATTGTCACGGTTGAACACATAATCAACCACAAAGGCTTGGTTCTTTACGATTGCTACAACTGCCATTGCGGTGTAGTCCATTCCTGTATCTGAAACGTCAATATAAGCAACACAACCCTCTATTGGATTAGTGGTTAAGAACTCGTCAAACTCGGCTTTGTCTATTGATTTGAATGACGAGAACAACCTACCTTCAATGTCAATAGGTTGCTGCTGGTATTCCGCTAACCAAATTTCTTTTGCCATTCGTTTACGCGTGTTGTGGTATTCTTCGGTTGTCATTACGCTTTCACAAAACGATTGATCGTTCTCATCTAATGCCGGAACGATTATGCTTTTGTCGTATATCGATTCTTCTATTCCCCTACCAATGACATCCTTTAATGACCATCTAGTTCCTATGTCTATACGTGCGCATCCCGTTTCAAAACGTGAGTCGTGAGTTGATTCCTTCCATTGAATAATCCTATCGTTTACCGTGTCGCTTAATGCGTCTTCAATGCCTCTATAAAGGTCATCCGTAATGGCTATGTTTGATGCTCCGAAACCAATAATAGTACCGCCAACCCCAGCACCAAAATAACCTACTTGTTTAGATTGATTAGTATTCCAACCTTGAAGGTTCGCTTTGTCATCTGATAGCCTTACCTCTGGAAATATGCGTGTAAATTTCTCGTTTTTTAAGATTGCCCGAACATCATATGAGAATTTAAGGTATAGTGTTGCCGTACACGCGTTACGCATTACTGATTGGTCGGGGTTTCGACCTAGTGTCCAGGCACAGAATAGTGAAGTAATATAAGATTTACCCGCTCTTGGCGGTAATGATACGCTTAGTGAGTTGATTTTTCGTTCTTCAACCTCTTGAAAAGCGTGCGCAATTTGCCGTGTAAAATGGCGACTGGCAAAAAAATCATAATCATAATAAGTGCAAAAGTGCCAAAATGACCTTCGGCAGAGTTCCACTCTGAGTAATTCTTTGATTGCTTCCTTCCTATCATTGCTCATCGTCTTTGAGGATGTTTAGAATCTCATCTGTTGTGATATCTGATAGGTCAATTGTTGTATGCTTTTGCTTGGTTTCCATATACGATGTTGCAAGTCGTTTACGCTCCTCATCTGTTGAAATGAGTTTCATTAACCCCATTTGAAGTGCTGCATTATCGCTATCACTCCATTTCTTGCGCATCTTTACCTTTTGGCTTGTTCTATTAACCTCAAGCAATTCGTACATTCTTTTGTATTCGTTCGATTTGTTCGGAAAATACTCATAAAAAGCCGTTTTGCCCATTGGTAAGTAGGCAATTATATCGTCAACGAAATAAAGGTTGTGTTCACGTATTGCGTCTATTGCTTTACGCACCATTTCTTCTTTATCGTATTTCTTTTCAATCATTACTCCTCTGGGTTTAATCTTTCAAATGCCGTGTTTGCGAATATCCATTTTCGTATGTGACAAGGTGTTCGCTTGTATTGTCTTTGTATTCGGTGCATATGGTCTTTCTTGCGTGTTCTTGCTTTATTCATAGTCCATACAAATAATTGCGTCATCGTGGCGCATATGGTTAATTACAAAGTCTATCGCGTCATAATGCTCTAAGTGTTCGTGTTTTTCTAAGTAACGCACAATCTTTGACGCTGAATAGATAGGTCTAGTTGTGTTTAGACAGTAACCTATTATGCACTTATCATAACTTTCGTGGTATACACGCGTCATCTCGTCATATATGTTATAGAAATTGCTCAACTAGGTAAAGAATAAAGTTATAAAGTCCTATTGACGCATAAAGAACAATTATCCTAAGTGCTGAAGACGTCATCTTTTGTACATCTCTGAACCATTTTTGTATGGGTGCTTGTTCTAAGTGTGGCATTACTGTAAGCAATAGCCTATCGTGAAAATAGAGTGCGGCGAATACCGGTAAAAAGATTACTCCTAATGTTATTTTTAGCTTGTTATTCATAATTGTTTTGTTTGGTTATAAAAAGGGGAGGGCTTAACTGATCGTGACTATATAGAGAAATTAAGAGTTGTTTTTGTGCGTTCCCTCCCCTAACCTAACCGTAAATAAAAAACATAAACTTATTCAAAGTTATTAATTTTCTGTTGAATAGCGCATAAATAAAATATCCCACCATAACACCCAGTCGTTTGTGTTGTGTTCTCGCTTGACTGGTGATGCCTCAACGGATAATATTGGCACACCGTGTTCGCGTAAATAGTTTAGTAGGTCTTGAAGACGTAAACCATCACCCGTGATTTTCATTCCGTTTAGAACATTATCCTCGTAATCGTATGAAAACACCACGTACAAATCATTAACCGCGAAATCACATAGTAAATTCCTTAGTTCTTGCTTTGATGGTACACCCTTTGTCATTGATGCGCGTTTTTTTAGGTCAATTTACAAATTTTTAGCAATGTAGTTGCCTATTTTTTCCAACGTGAAAGTGTGCAAACCTTTTTTACTATCTCCAGAATGTACATACATCCACATCTGATTCTGATGGATACCGCATTCTTTGGCGAATTGGTTTAAGGTGATTCCTTTGGTTTGTATGTGTTCAGTAATCAACTTACGCACTTTATCGTTTAATCCTATTAGATCCTTTGCTTTCATAACTAGAATGGTAAATCGTCATTGCCCAAATCGCTTAGACTTGATTCCTTGTTCAACCTTTCAATCTTTTGGCTTGTACTTTCCATCACTCGTTCTTGGTATGGTTGCGTGTTTTGTGGTTTGGTTGCACCGCTATATTCAATTGACCAACCGTTTATAGTATTAAACACCTTTTGACCATCTTGCCCATTCCATATGCGCCCGTTTAAGTTAACCCCTACCGTAATTAATTCTCCTGGCTGAAGGTTGTTTAACAAGTCGCACTTGTCGTTGTTGAATTGAATTGCGATTGTCTGCGGATATTTGTCCCCATACGTTAACCATAACTCACGCATTGAAAACTTTTCAGATTTCTGAATCTTGCTTGTCACTTTAAAGACTTGACCGGTCACTTTTAACTGTTCCATTTTACTTTTGTTTTTAATTAAACACCATTAATTTTTTATTTGTACGCACTCGTTCCTTCCAGTTGTCGGATTCTTTCGCGTATTCTTCACATATCACCCGAATCTTTCCGAATAAACTTTTACCTTCCAATAGTTTCTCGGCTTTCTTTTCACCTATTCCATAAATACCTTTGACATTATCGCTTACATCGCCCGTTAGCATCATTTTACAAATAAGGTTTTCCGCTTCAGACTTGCTCACGTACTTAAAGCCTTTACGCACCTTAACGAATTGACCAAATGTGTCTACAATGTAATTACCGTTTTCGTCTTTTTGTTTCAACTGGTAGTAGTCAAAGTGTAACCCTTCAATTTGCTTAAGGTCTTTGTCTATTGAAACAATGATGTAATCGTCTTTGTCCATCAGTTGCGTGTTGAAATAGATAAGGTCGTCAGCTTCGTATTCATCACTTGCAAAAGAACCATCTAAATAGTCAAGTAACCAAGCGCGTAATTTGTTCACCCATTTGTTTGACTTGCGGTTGGCTTTGTATGTTGGATCAACCTCTTTCCGGAAATTCTTTTTGCAATTGGTGAAAAAGTATTTGATTACTCCAACTTGACATTCTTGTTCAATCTCGTTGATAATATCAAATGCTATCTTTTCAAACCTATCATATCCACGTTGCATAATTTCTAACTCAATCGAAAAGCGTGTTTCACCTTTTTGCATCATTTCTTTAATTTCACCAAACGACATAACTCTGTACATCGCTTGGTAAATCAAAGAGTCAGCATCGAATAATATTACTTTTTGGTTCATAACTCAGATAATGCTTGTTTTTGTGCGCCAGTTAATGCAAAGTTACTTTCAAGGTCTTTAATAGATGCCTCACCTCTAAGGATTGCTTTTATTCCGTTCTGGAATCGCTCATCGTTTATAGTTGGCTTGTTCTCAGTTACACCTTGTCGTGCCGTGTTACCATCGTCATCAACCGCCTGAAGGCTCAACAATGACTGCAATGTCGCTCTTCGAAAATAAGTCACGGCAGCAATTCTTTTTTGGGGATCGCTTATTTCCGGAAGTATTAAAGATGAACGTACCATATCACTACTTTCGCAGTCAATTATTTGCGTTTCAACTATGTTGTCTAAGCAAGGTTGCAAGACTATTAACTCGTATTTGTGTAGTGTTGGTTCAACCGCTTCAAGAATAGCGTTTAAATCAGCGTATTTTGACTTGAAAAACGGGTTGTCGTTACCTTTAACTACTTTGCCGATTTCTTGTTTTGCTTTCCATAACTTGAAATAGATGTTATTACGTGTTGATTGCTCGTTCAATACTTGTTCAAACGTGTCAACTGTTTCTGTTTCTGTCTTTTTACGTGCCATTTTTTAGTATTTAATAGTGAATAGATTAATTCCAATTACTCTGAATTCGATTGTGCGCTCATTTACAACGTCTGTATGCTCGTTTTCTGTATGCGGCAATAGAGATTGTTCACGATGGTCAATATAATCGCTCTCAACGCTTTTTTCTTTATACTCGTAATTGGTGTTTTTGGGAATGTCCCACTCGAATTGTTGTTTTTTTTCCATTTCTGTTTATGTTTTTGTTTCAACAAATATAACTTTTTATTTTAATATAACAAACATTAAAAAAATTATAAGTTTTTTATCTTGGCTTTATAGGTTGCTATCAAATCAGTCAATTCTTGAATAGTCCATTTCTTGGTTATATGTGCGCGTTCGTGCAATGCAATTAAGCGTTCACCGCCTATTCGCTTTCCAATGCCTATTTGGTAGTTCAAAAGGTTGCCAGACAAAAAACTATTGCAATGCTCACATTGTAGGTGACAATTGTCCTCATCAAACCTCACATTTGAGTGTCCGCCTTGTGAAAAATAATGTCCAGCATTTTCTTTTTTAGGTTGCTTATCACACGAAATACAGTTCAATCCTTTGTCTCGTAAACGAATATACTTATTGAATACTTGTTGTGTTAACTTAAGATAGTCTTGCAAAGACATCAGTTCTTTTTTCAACTCAACCTTTTTTGTTTTCCATTGCTTTTGTTTCTCAACCTCAACCCACACTTTGACGCATTCGGGTTTGAAGCAATATTTTTGCAGAAAGCGCACTGGTGTGAATCGTTCACCGCATTCTTTACACTTCTTGTCTTTCAAAGCTGATAGTCTTTTTTGATTCATTGATGTTGATTAGGCAATATGTTTTGTTCATTAGGTGTTTTTGTTCAAATTGTGTTTCTTTCGGCATCTTGTTTACTATCCAGATAGGACTTAGTTGTTTAACATCAAAGAAATAGATTCCTTTAGGAGTTGAATTAACGTAAATTGCTCGGTAGTTCTCATTTATTAAAGCATCGTATTTTGACTTTTCAAGCATCAAATCGTTGTAGTGATAAAATCGGCATTTAAGTTCAAACACGCATTTGTAAAAGTGACTGACGCAATCGAATTTACTGTACTGATCGTTGGTTTTTTCTAGGTCAAAAATAACATTTTCGCGTAAGTAATTAAATAACTTGTTTTCATTCATAGGTTTAAATTTTTTAATATCTTATAAAGTACATTTACCACTATTGAATTACCGGCTTGTTTATAGGCTTGTGAATCGCTAACGGGCCAGGAAAATGTATCCGGAAAATCCATCAGTCTAAAACATTCACGAGGAGTAAACCTTCTATAATTTGAGTTATCATTTTCTTTTTGAAAATATTCATAATTATTACCATCTTCACAATCATCACATAACTTATAAATATAATTACCACAAGTATGAAAATCAAATTTACAAATATTATCATACAAGATATTATCTGTAGGACAGATGGAAGAATTAGCCCTTAAACAATTTGCAATATCATTTTCATTTTTAGGTTCAAAAATAAATCCTGTTTTTTTTTCATTATGATTTTCATTATGCTTAACAAATCCATTTATCATTTTATCACTCAAAAAATATTTGTCATCAACATCACTTTCCAAAATATCTTTTAGTCGTTTGTTCAAATGTTCTTCTTTTGGGAATTGAAAACTGTTATCGGCATTATCTCGGATTCCAATCAAAAATACACGTTCTCTATTTTGTGGCACACCGTGATGTTTTGCGTTTAGTACTTTCCAATATAAATGATATGGTACACATTCCTCATTTGGAAATAATATAGGTAATCCATTAACTGATTTACCGCCTAACATATTAATCCACTCTTGAAATGTTCTACCGCCATCATCAGATAATAAACCTTTGACATTCTCAAAAATAAAATAACGAGGTTTGTTTACTTGAATAAATTCGTAACTATTAAAAAATAGAATTCCGCGTTTATCGTCTTTACCTAATCGTTTACCAGCTAATGAGAATGCTTGACAAGGCGGTGATGTCATATAAATGTCAAGTGATTCTTTTGGTATTTCACGTTCATAAACATTAGTTGGATAATATTCAGGTTCTCCGTAGTTATGGATAAACGTTTGTCGTGCATATTTATCCATATCACAAGCAAAAACTTCTTTGTAATCAATTCCTAATCTCATTAACGCTTGGTTAAATGCGCCAACTCCGCTAAAGTCTGATCCTACTTTTATCATAATCCTTGCATTAAGTTAGCATTCTCAATTTTTATCTTTTCGTTCTCATTCATTAACTCCATTACTTGTTTATGTAAGTTGAAATTAACGCTTAGTAACGTGCGTAGTTCTTTTTCCGTTACTATCAAATGTGTTAATACGTGTTGCATTGATTTCAAATGTTTTTCTGTGCCTTCAATAAATGGCTTTGCTTTGTCCTCGTCAACTGTTTGTAGCCTATCTAATTCAAATTTAAGGCTTCCAATTATTGCGCTGGTTGATGTCTGCGCTAATAAATGTTCTAATTCGTCTATCATTACCTTGTTTTTTCGTGTATAAATTATTGTTTTTTCTTTACTTAAAATGGCATATTATCGGGCTTGATGTAATTCAACGATGTTTGTTTAGGTGGTTTTGGTCTTAACTCCTTTAAAGGATCAATGCCGCCTATTTCAAAACCAATGCCCGAATTAAAATTACAATAAATCGGTTCATTCAATCCAGTATGTTTACCGCCAGTATCCATATCTTTTACTTTTTCTACGTTTATCCAAGTTACATATTTCATTGTCGGATGTTTTATTAATCGGTGAATTACAAACATATCATCACATCTATTCAAAAATGCTTTACCGCCTTCAATATGGTCTTTCAATGGCGGTTTTAAATGTCCTTTAAAGTCACCATCCGCGTATATGTTTCCGCTTCTACCGCTTTCAGTATTTGGGTGAGTGTTAATGTAAATAGTCATATTTGTTTTGTTGGCAAATTCTCGGCATTGGTTCATAAAAGTATAGTTGCCTTCGTAACCCATTTCTCTGTCAAGTCCAGTATACGGATCAATCAACGCAACATTAGCATCTGAGTCCTTAAATAATTTCAACAAGTCTTGAGGTTTGTATAATTGCGTGTTGTCAATGAAATCAAAAAATTGTTCAATGTATGTCATATAACTTTGTATTTGACCGTGCGATAATTCCTTAAACGGTTTGCCAGAATACATTTGAATCATATCACGTAATACGTTTCCTTTCTTATTTTCACCCGACCAGATAATAAATTTTAAACCGTGCTTCAGCGCTAACGTTAAAAAGTACCAATTAATCCAATATGTTTTGCCTACGTTATCGTGTCCGAGAATTATGTTTACTTGTCCTGGCTTGTATCTCAAAAAGTCATCCATATAACAACCAACTTCAAGCCCTTGTTTTATCTTTCCATCCTTTACGTCAAGTAAATATTTGAGTGTATCGCCTTTATTGGTTACCATATTTCGCTACGTGATTAAGTAAGTGTTGTAATTCGGGTGCAATTTCTGATTCTTTATTTTTAGGTTTTTCCCAATTTCGAACCGCAGCTTTCCAATCTTTCATTTTGTTTTTACCAACCATCCAACCTTTTGACTGATAAAAATTAATGAATTTGTTTACGTCAATATCATTATTCCTTTCAATGCAGTAATCATTCACCTCATCAAAAGAAGGTTCTTTAAATTTATTTTTTTCATCTATTGTTCTATTGTTCTTTTGTTTATTTATGGTATCAGTTGCTTTGTCAGTTGCTTTGATAGTTGCTTCGTCAAGTGCTTTGTCAGTTGCTTTGTCATTTTTTGATAGGGCAATTATCTTGCTTTGGTGCTGATTTTTGCTTTCTGATATTACCTTAATGAATCCAAATTGAATCAAATCGTTTAACGTTTTCTTGTAAGTATTGTAAGAACCAATACCAAGTACCTCCATTGTAACAGTAGTAGGTAAACCAAATTCAGATTTTTGACCTAAACGATTCCAAAGGTCAACAAGATAGCAGTACATATCTGAATGTATCGCTTTTGCTTTTGATGGATTAGTAAACTTAAAGTTGTACCAATCACGAATAAGATTGTATCCGTTCATATTTCACACTTATTTAAGCACACACTTGTAAAAAAATAGAGAGGGAAAAGAAGTGTGTGAAACTTTTTACTGGGATGCCTCCGCAAACCCTCCCTACAAATATAACTAATTAATCAATAACGCTATTCTTTTATCCATTAATACTTGACATACCGCGTAATTTTGCCAAATGTCCTTCGTTCTTGGTGCGCCTATCGCCTGGTTTGCTTTGATTAGTTCAATGATTTCAATCATTTCTGTGTGACCAAAACCTTCATACGCGTTTTCGATTGACTGGAAAGCGTGTAACACTACACCGTGATGTCTATCGAATAGTTGACCGGATTGATCCAAAGTAAGTCCACTCATAAACCCCCAAACCATTCCGACATTTCTCCACCAAACAAGTTCGCGTTTTCTTGATCTTACTTCTGCACCGGTAAACGAATAAGGGCATACAGTCCAAAAATCGTCCATATCAAACCGCTCGTTTTTGATGACCTTGCGCCAATGCTTTCTTCTAATTTTTGACTTCGGATAACTCACGTTCTTTGCAGTAATTTAGGTACAACTCTATGTTAAACGAACCGCCTTTGTCACCTTCGCAAGTGTGACCTTTGCGCCAAAATTCCGCCATTTTATACAACGGAATGTACATTCTTGTTTTTTGTTTTTCTCTTTTCATCTTTCTGTTTTTAATATTGTTTAGTTTTAAGTCCGAAATTCATTGCAATAAAAAGCATTTCTCTTTTTGCTTTGTACTTTGGTATTTTGAGTTCCTTGCGCAGATAGTCAACGCTCCAATCAATCCATTCTTGTTCTTTTTCTCTGGTTATTCTCCAATCTAAAAACCACTCATCTGTTCGATGCTGAACATCTTCAAATGTAACCTCGTAACCAGCTAATTCAAACATCTTATTTATGATGTCTATCAATGCTTTTTGTCTTTTGCTTTGTTTCACCTTATTCTTATTTAAAGGTTTCATAGTAGTATTGTTCTGCATCATCTGGATTTGGTTGGTCATCGTGTTTACCTAAATCATAACCATTAGCAAAGCCATTATCCCAAGCCTCAATTATCTGCTCCTTCTCCATTGCTATGGATTGGATAAGTAAAGAATCTAAATCTTCCCACTTTATTTTACAAATTTGTGTGTCTCCATAACTTTCCAATTCTTTTGACAACCATTCTACTGATGTTCGTTTCATAAATTTACAGTTTAATTATTTCTTGCTTTACGTCATTCCAATATCTCATTCTTTCGTCAAAATAACAATCATCCATATCGAAGCAATCATCTTCCAGCATTTCTTCAACTGCTATTAACGCGCATTGTTTAGCGTGTGGATATAACATAGCCATTGCTTCGTTTGGTGTTGATAAGTCGCAGTTAAACATCTTGTTAACCAACTGTTTTGCCTTTTCTTCTGCAATCATTTTACTTTTTTTTTAAGGTTACTATCTTAAACTATTGTATTTTTTTTCGGTTCTCAGCCTTAAATTCTTGCTTCAATCTTTCTATATAAAGAACAAAATCCATTGCCTCATCTTGTGCGTGTTGTAGCCATTCTAAGGTACTTAAATCGTTTCGTTCTAACGTTGTGGAGTACTTCTCTATTCCGGCAAGTGAACGCGCGTTAAATCGCTTTAAAACATCTCGCACAATAGTGTCGGGAGTCATAAAAAGTACGTCCTTTACTAATTCGTTCTTGTCCATTAGTGTTCTGTGTTTAGTGAAATTGCGTAATCTCTTTCTCGTTCTGCGTGATCGTTCCAATCGTATTGCTCTGCGATGCGTAAAGAAAGCATTTCAACGAATTCTTTTGTTGCTGAAACGTTGTGCTTTACTTCAATGTATGGTTCGTGTTTTGATTCAACGTAACGCCATAGTCCAAGCGTTGTTATTTGTACGAATCCTTCTTCAATTGTTTCGTCTTCATATCCGCCCTTCTCCGTCCAAGTGTCGAATTCTAAATTGGAAAAATAGATATCAAAGATGCGCTTTGTGTTGATGTTTTGAACGGTGAAATTCTCGAATTCACTATCCAAATAAAGGATTTTGTAGTTGGTTGTTAACTTCATAATTAGATTATTAAAAAGAATATTAGAATAAATACTGCCGGAAGGAAAAATAATATGCCTTCCCAAAATAGTTGTTTATCACTTTGTGGTTTCATAATCAAAAGTTTTTCGTGTTCGTATTTTAAATAAATCGTTGTCCATTGATTCGCCAAGTAATTTTTTGGCTATCTCAATTGCTTCTTTTTTTGACGTACACCAAAGCATTTTTTGCTCTAGTACGTTCTCGTCTTTGTCTTCGAAATAAAATGTGTAAGGGTTCATATTATTTACGTTTTAGATATTCGTTAATTTCCTCAAGCAATTGCAAATCTTGATCTGTTAATTTTGATTTGAACAATAATGTTCTTTGCAATTTTATAATCTCTGAATCGGTGTATAAAAATTCTACTGGCATTTTGTTTTAGTTTATGTTTTGTGCCTTATTGACCTTAC